CGAACACGGCTAGTTGAGTTAATGGTCTATTATAAAATGTCTTATCCTATAGGCTTACATAAAGAATGTGAGATACAATTAGATGATAAAAGCAATAGGATAATTACTCCTGATGAAGAATATTACCTTGATGATCATACTTACTGTTACTTATATATGTTAAGTAATGAAGTAATAGCAAATATATATAGAAGATTAAATGAAGAAAACGAAGGCTAAAATAGTTGCATACGATCCTGAGATATATCCGGTGTATTTATATGTTGGTACAGTAGAATGTTTGAATGAAGCTAATAAGTTGTTTGATGGTTATGATACAATGCAAGATGCTTCGAATGATCAAAATCCAGGAGACATCGTAGTATCAAATGATAATGTAGATGGTATAACAGTATGTGTTAGAGAAAAGAAAACAGGTGCAGTTGGCTTACTTGTTTTGATCAACACTAAATTAGCTAAAGAGACAGTATCTGAAGTAGTTCCACATGAATCAGTTCATGTTGCAGATGGCATATTCGATTACTTAGGAATAGTTAAAAGTAACTACGAAGCAGGTAATGAACATTATGCTTACTTAGTTGGTTGGGTTGCAGGAAGAATTAGTAATTACTTAATTAATTACACAAATAATGAAAAAGAATAAAGAGGTTAAGATAGCAGAAAAAGTAGAAGTAGTACCATTTGAAGAAGTACAGCTAAATGTGTATTCAGATGAAGAACAAAGAAGAAGAAGTGCTTTGTTAGAGATAGAGAAAACACGTTTAAGTAACCTATATGCTCTCAACCATGTATTAGTAATGGCAACTAATTGTTGTTACCGTATAGACATACAAAATACTTACTTTATAAATGGCAGTGGGACTTTAAATGTATCAATAGTCGAGATGAAAGATAAATGCGATAATGCAGCATTTAATAGTAGGAATATAGAAGTAGATACTAAGGTAATATATCGTTTATCAAACATTAGCTTATCAGATCTTACAAAATTAGTAGTGGTTTTAATTAAACAATATGCACAAAATAATGATGGAACAGACAATGAAATTTGAAGAACCGGTATTGAAGTTTAAGAAACTTAATTATGTTGAAGGAGTAGATGAAAATGGTACTCCAATTATTAAAGAATCACAAGGAGTATTACCTGTCAGAGCACATGATACAGATGCTGGTTATGACATTGTATGTACTAGATTAACTCAGGAATTAGATGAAGCTGGTAAAGTAGTACTAGTATATCATACTGACGTAGCAGTAGAGCTTCCTCAAGGTATGGTAGGTTTCCTTCTAATGCGTAGTTCTGTTTCTAAGAAGTCAATCATGTTAACAAATTGTGTTGGTACAATTGACCCTGGTTATAGAGGAGAGTTAATGATGAAGTTCAAACTTACTACAGATGCACTTCCTAGAGTATACCAAATTGGAGATAAGATAGGTCAACTGGTAGTAGTACCTTACTATAAAGCTACTCCTGTATTTGTTGAAGAACTAAGTAGTACCGATAGAGGAGAAAACGGTTACGGAAGTACAGATAAGAAAGAGAAAAGTGGTACAGATTTGATTTTAGAAACTAAAGAATTAGCAAAAGATGAACATAACACTGGAGAGTCTACAACAGGAAATAGCGAAGTATCAGGAGATAATCTGTAAGTATAGAACTAATCCTGAATATGTAAATCCCAACTGCCCACTGGACACAGCTATAGAAATAGTAGATAGACTTACAAGAGAGTATTATCTGAATACTAGGAAAGTATGATATTATTTCATGAAGAAAATCCCCCTATTGAGGAAGACTTTAATCCGTGGAGTGATAGAGATAGAGCCGTATGAAAACAATATGTAAATATACGACTGTTAATAAGTACACTATTAGATTAACGGCGCTTAAAATATTTTATGAAGCTATTTGACATACCAGGATATGAAGGAAAATATAAAATAAGCGAATCTGGAGACATAATATCTGTTGGAAGATTTGTACCAGAGTCTGGTAGGGCTGGACGATATTATCCTGAAAGAATATTAAAACAACAACCAGATAAAGATGGTTATTTAGGAGTAAGATTATGTTCTGAAGGTACGTATAAGAATTTTAAAGTACATAGATTAGTAGCTATGGTTTTTATTCCTAATCGTGAGGAATTACCTTGTGTTAATCATAAAGATGAAAACAAAAGTAATAATCATGTAGATAATCTAGAATGGTGTACTATTGCATATAATAACAATTATAATGATCGCCAAGTAAAAATAGCTAATTCTAAAAAGAAAGCTATAGGGATGTATACACTTGATAATCAACTTGTTAAAATCTTTACTTCTATAAAAGAAATAGATACTACTACTAAATATTGTAAAAGATATATTATAGAATGCTGTAAAGGAAGAAGATTGAAATATAATAATTACAAGTGGAAATATGAAATTATTTGACATTTTAGCTGGTAAAGTAGTAATACATTCAGATGCTTTAGGTATCCCATGCTTTAAAAAGGTGTGGGATGCTGATAAGCCTGACAAAGAACATGCTACGAATATAATCAGTTACATAGTATTAAAGAATAAATGGGATAGCCCATATGTACTTAGTTCTGATAAAGAGAATATTGAACCAAGGCTTAAGAAACAACTACTAGGTGATGCTAATTATAAGCTGACTCCAGATGAAATACAATGTGAAAAAGAATTCATAGGATTTCAAAATACTAATACTTTACAAATGCTAACTAATATGCGATTGAAGTTAGATAGTATTAGTAAGTACTATAGAGATTCACTAGATGAAATACTAGACGAGAAGAAGATTAAAGATATTCTAGCTGGCATGACAAGTGTAGGCAATGTTTATAAATCATTAGACTTACTTGAGAAAGCAGTTAAGAGTGAAGAGTTATCTAGTACTAAAGTAAAAGGTAATGCTGAGATTAATCCTTATGAATTAAATTAATTTGTTTAAAAAAAACATTACATGGAAACTAGTATAAAATTAAGCGTTTTATTGAGTATTAACACTGAAAATAATATGAAGAACAATTTTACAATGCCAGATGTAGTTCTGGATCTTACAGACGAGAATAAAGATATTTTTGAAGCTATTGCAGAATGTGAAGCTAAACGCCAAGATCTGTTGCATTCTCCGTGGTATAAGAGAATCTTTAAACCTGTAAAACGTAGTTTGAAGAAATAACTATTCAATAGTAAAGTTATGACTAGACATAGCTTGAGTGTCTTAAAAGAAGTCAAGCATACATTCTCCTATGGTGTAATGGTTAGCACAGGAGGCTCTAACCCTCTTAGTCTGAGTTCGAATCTTAGTGGGAGTACCAATAAACATTGAAGATGAGCGCGCATCAACGTAACCACCTAAGTCACTTACTATTTGATCCAATAGTAAACACAGCTAATGATGGTCCTAATCGTAAGTAGGCACTTTTATAGAGTTAAGTGGTATAACTCTATTATGGCGGGATGTAGCAGTTGGTAGCTAGTCAGGCTCATAACCTGAAGGTCGTTGGTTCGAGTCCAACTCCCGCAACATTTAGGGAGGTTAAATACCTCCCTTTTCAATATTTAAATATGGAAGATAAGGTATTACTTAAAGAAGACTATCCTGATATACTTGGTGATTGGATGTGGGAAAGTGATTACTTAGTATGGAAAAAATATTGTGAAGATAGACGTAAACAATTTGAGGATTGGATATTCGGAAAAGAAGATAATGGAAGACAGATAGATAGTAAGCAAGATTGATTTTTATAAGCCTATTAAGAATAGCAATAAGTTCAGAAAGCCAGCTCTATAGTACATAGAGACTGGCTCTTATTGTTCCTACCCTAAGAATACTACAGAGTATTTTCAATTCTGGGACAAGGAAATTAAATATTGTATAGATGGTTATACTGCTGAAGACGGTGATTGGATAAGCGGGTATAACTATTTTTATTTGAACTATTGTCCTATCTCTAGAGTAGTGTATGAAACATATACAGATAGATTTGGTAATCAAAAGAAACGTAAAGTAAAAAAAGTAGAATTTGCTGATTTCTGGGATTATGATTACTATTACTTTACTGCTATATAGGAAGCTGAAGAATCAGGTACACATATGTGTGTATTAAAAGCCAGACGTCGTGGTTACTCCTTTAAAGGTGCAGCTATGGCTTGCCGTAACTATTATCTAATACCGGA